GACATGGGGCCGTCGTTTCATCGCTTGACTGAGCAAGTACCCCGCCGGTATGGTTGCCGCCGTTCGGGGTCCCGGTCACATCCGACCGGAGGCGCGCGGCGGCCGAACGTCAACGTCCACTGCGGAGGCTCCCATGATCGGTGCTGCAGACGGTCCGTACCCGCGTCACTTCGGTCGAATCGGACGGCTTGTCTGCGGCGTCATGGCCACCATGGCGTTGATGGCGGCGCACGGCGAGATTACGCCGATGCCTGATTGTGCGATTTTTGCCGACACGCAGAGTGAGCCGCGCGCGGTCTATAAGCATCTCGCCTGGTTGCAGTCTGGAGTTTTGCCGTTTCCTATTCACGTCGTGACTGCCGGATCGTTGCGAGCACAAATCGGCAAGCCGCGCCCGCATGGTAAGTATGCCCACCAACCAATTCCGGCTTATGTCGAGGGCGGCGGGCCGCTATCGCGGCGTTGCACTAGAGATTTTAAGATTAGGCCAATCATCAAACAGGTTCGTGAATTGTTAGGCATCAACGGTCGGCGGGCGCCGAGTGCACCAATTGCTACACAATGGATAGGTATTTCGACCGACGAGGCCATGCGAATAAAACCATCGTTTCATAATTTTATCGTCAATCGATGGCCGCTAATCGAGCAAAAAATCTCACGGATTGATTGTCTGGCATGGTTGCAACGTTATAACTATTCACGCCCACCAAAATCGGCTTGTACGTTTTGTCCGTTTCACTCCAATGCCGAATGGCGTAATTTAAAAGTCAATGATCCCGTTGGCTTTGCGGATGCAGTGGCAATTGACGTTAAGATCCGCGAGTTGCGATCAGGCGGCAAATCATATTTGCATCGTTCTGGCGTTCCGCTTGATCAGGTCGATTTGTCGACGCTAGAGGATCACGGCCAACTCAACCTGTTCAACAACGAGTGCGAAGCCATGTGCGGGGTCTGATGCCGAAAGTCATCGCGAAGACGCAGGATCTCGCCACCCTCGCCCAGCTCCTCGAGGACGAGGCGGCGCTAAGGGAATTCCGGCGCTGGAATTACTTCAAGCTCCGCATCGCGACGCATGCGCTAACTCGCGATTAGTTGCAGCCGCAACTATCTCCAGCTCGAACCGCGATCGGTCAGTAGCATTGACATACGGATTTGGTATCCGTTGCTATCCTGCAGGTTATTGATTTAGCTCTTCTTTTCATCGTCATGTTGTATCGTGTCGCGCGGATTGGGCGAAACGCAGTTGGGCGAAACGCAGATCGTCGGCCGATATACGTTGATTCCATCGCAAAAAAGACCGGGGGCGGGTGCCGGCATCCCCCGCCTCGAGCCGCCAAGCCATTGATCGACCTTCCCCCTCTTTTTCGCGGCCATTTTAGGGACTTAGTACCAATCATCAGGGCGAAGCAGGGACCTGGCGCTAGTGCGTTGCAAGCGGCTGGGATAGGGCTAATTCGGTTAGTATGGAAGATGAAACATTAGAGAGTTTTGGGCCTGCGATGATTGAGCTGACGGATCGGCAGCGTCAGCTTGTGATGACGGCGTTGGCGTATCCGACGATGCATGACTGGCAGGTAGCGGAGGCTGCGGGGTACTCGCACAGAAGTCATGGAGCGCTGAAGGTTACGGCGCATCGGTTGTTTCGCAGTGAGAAGATATTGGCGGCGTTGCATGAGGAGGCTGGGAAGCGGCTGCGGGGATCGGCGGTATTGGGGGTAGCGACATTAGAGAAGATAGCGCGGACGGATGGGCATCCGCAGCAGTTGCGGGCGGCGGAGGCGCTATTGAACCGGATAGGGTTGCATGAGCGGAGTGAGCACAAGGTAACGGTTGAGCGGAAGGATTTGAGCAGTGGGCAGATGATTGAGCGGATAAGGGCGCTTGCGGAGCGGCTTGGTGTTGACGCGAGTAAACTGATTGGTGAGGAGTACAAGCCGATGAGAACGATTATGGGAGAGGTTGTAGATGTACGCCGGACGGACAGCGGAACAATTGATAGCGCACCGGATAAGGCAGTAGCCTATGTCCGCAGCCACCAAGGCTGATCTTCGCGACACGCTTGAATTGCTGGAGACGCTTGTTGAGCGCAAGACGTTTGGGCGTATGCACTATTTTGTACCCTACGAGAAACAGGCGAAGTTTCTGGCACTCGGGGCAGTCAAGCGTGAACGGCTTTTGATGGCGGCAAACCGCGTCGGAAAAACCGAGACTGGTGCTTTCGAGGCGGCCTGTCATCTTACTGGGAATTATCCACAGCATTGGCGGGGCAAACGGTTTGATCATCCGATCAAGATGTGGGTTTGCGGCGAGACGAGCATTGTGACGCGGGATGTTTGCCAGACCAAGTTGTGTGGGGAGCCTGGGGTTGAAGGTTTGCTTGGAACCGGGATGATACCGCGGGAAGCATTTGTTGATCGACCGAGCTTGGCTCGCGGCATTACGGATGCCTACGATACGATTCACGTGAAACATGCAACCGGCGGTGTAAGCGTTGCACGGTTTAAGAGTTACGAACAGGGCAGGACCAAATTTCAGGGCGAAGGTTTGGATGCGATTTGGTTTGATGAGGAACCGTCGCTCGAGCTTTATTCGGAGGGATTAACGCGCATTGGCGATCGGAACGGCATCGCGTGGATGACGTTCACGCCGCTCAATGGGCCGACTGCGGTTGTGCTCCGGTACGTGGACGAGCCGTCGCCTGATCGCATCATGATCAGCATGACGCTGGACGATGTGCCGCCTGATGGGCACTTGTCGGCGGCAACCAAGAAAGAGATGGAGGCGAGTTATTTACCGCATCAGCGCGAAGCACGGACTAAAGGTATTCCGATGCTGGGGTCGGGGCGGATTTTTACTGCGACCGAGGAGAGCATTTGCGAGCCGGCGATCGAGCACGTGCCGGCGTACTGGGGGAAGTTGTGGGGGATTGATCCGGGGATATCGCATCCGTTCGGCGCGGTGCTGATGTTGTGGGACCGGGATAATGATTGCCTGCACGTGCATCATGCGTATCGGGTGAGTGACGCGCTGCCGATCCAGCACGCTTATGCGATGAAGCAGGTGGGGGCGGGTGTGCCGGTGGCCTACCCGAAGGACGCGACGGATCGGGACATGGGATCAGGGGTGCCGCTGGCGGCGCAGTACAAGCGGCACGGGCTGATGATGCTTCCCGATTTTGCCAAGTGGCCGGACGGGAGTGTGTCGACGGAGGCGGGGATATTGGAGATGCAGGAACGGCTTTTGAGTGGGCGGTTGAAGGTGGCGCGGCATTTGAGCGAGTGGCTGGAGGAGTACCGGATGTATCACAGGAAGGACGGGCAGATTGTGAAGATGCGGGATGATCTGATGAGTGCGACGCGGGTTGCGGTGATGGCGAGGAGGTTTGCGCGCAACGTGCCGTTGGGGGCGGTGGCGGGGCGGCCGGTCAATGAGCAGAAGATTGCGGACGGGGTGGATTTTGATTTGTTTGCAACGTGACGTTTATCTATTGCCGAACATATTACCGAGTGCGTTGAACGCCTAACCAATCCCGTCCTATGCCGTCCCCGTGGGACTATCACGCCCACAAAAAAGGGCGAGGCGGCGCTCGCAACCGTACCCCCAGCCCCCCTGAACGGGTACCCGCCTCGCCCGCTGGGAGCAGAGCCATGCCTGTCACATCACAGAAGAACCAGCCGCTCACCGGGATCGCCAGCGATATGGGCTTCGGCGGTCAGCAGTTGACGCAGCAGCTCCAAGACGAGACCGAAGAGGAACGCAGGCGCCGCCTCATGGGCCTGGGCGCGCGCGGTCAGGCCGGCGGCATTCTCAACCGCGCCAATCCGATCTTGTCGCCGGCAACGCTGAGCATGTTCGGCACCATGGGCGGTGCGTATGGACGTTGAGTTCGCGCCCTTCGATCATTTGGCCGAGGCCGATCTCATCCGCCAGTCCTGGCAGTGCCGCGCGCTGCTCCACGCCAAGGGCATCGACTTCGCCGTCGTGCTGAGCGCGCTCGCCCACAGCTACGACGATGCCATGCTCCGGCTGCTGCGCGTCGCGTTCAAAGGCTTCTATTCCATCCGCACGCCGTTTCTCGGCTCGGCCGGCAAGATCGACAAGGCCGGCCGCGTCTGCGCCGACGTCGTCACCGAGTACGGCCAGGTGTTCAAGCAGCAGCCGCTTTACGCCGACGAGATTGCGTTTCGCGATGCCATGCGGCGGCTGGCCGATCGGCTCAAACTTTCAGATCAAGACCGCGTCGAGATGCTCGCCGTGGCGCAGCGCTGGGTCGTTTGCGACTTCCGCCTCGATCCCACCATGGACCCGGCCGATCCCGACGCCAAGCGGTTGGTCGCCAACTGATGATTAAGAAAGCCGCCCGCATGAAGAAGG